GTTCGACCGAAGCCGGTTATATGCGGCGCTCAATCCGGCGTCGGATGACGGGTGTGTAGCTCAGATGGTAGAGCAGCTGACTCTTAATCAGCGGGTCCAGGGTTCGAGTCCCTGCTCACCCACCAATAAAATCAATTAGTTAGCGGATTCGCTCACGAAACAGACCGTGAACATGGGACGATTTTGGGACGTCCCACGTCCCACGTGGGATTTTTTGTTCTTTTTTTGTCTCACGGCTCTCTGTTTTGCCCATCGCAGACAGTCTGAGTGGGCTGTTCATTTGTTCCGTAAAGATTCCGGATACTGCGTCTAGCCTGGCCCAATTGCAGCTGCGTCTGGGTCAGCAGAGTAAGCAGAGAACCTTTCAGCTTTTCAGCTTCGCCGGCGTCGGCCGTCTCGCCGACGTATTGCAGAATTTCCAGCAAGGCAGATGCGTTCTCGACGCTTTCTTCGACAATCAGAACATGGGTGGGAACAGGCATAAAATAAGCTCCAAAAATTATTATTGTCCGCGGCTCTCAGAACTGGGTAGCGCTTACATTCCTGTCTGCCTGAACAGCGGTGCATTCGATGGCGGGAGCCAGACGAAATCAAAGGTAGTAGAAAATGGAATAATCAACCAAAGGTTACTGGTCGCGTGACTCGTACCAATCAACGAGTTTACCGATCGCGGATCGGGCAAGATCCGGATGTAGCCCGAGATAGTGCTTCAGAATATTGTCGATCGACGTCAATGTGTGGCCGGTGATCGCGGCAATTTCGAATTTGCCGCAGCCGGCCCGGCCGAGCCAGGTTACGGCCGTATCGCGCAGATCCTGGTCGCGCAGATCCTTCAGGCTGGCGCACGATTTTTCAGCTTCCTCGCGCACTTCGCGATAGACTTTGCGGTACCAGTCCTTTTCGAAAGGCCGGCGGGTTTTTTCGTCAAGGATGACGTGCGTGTAATTGACGCGCCACTCTCTTCGCCTCTGCTTGGCGGCTTCCAGCCGGCTTGCCAGTTCCGGGGCTACCGGGATCAGCAACGGTGCGCCGTTCTTCTTTGCCTGGCGAAACAGGATACCGTCTTTGAGTATTTGTCCGCGCCCATCGAGGAGCTGCTGCTCGAATGCGGGCCGAACAACAAGATTTCGGGCATCTTCTGGGACCGGAAGATGTCCGTCCGCGAACTCTTCGCCACCTGGCCGGAAGGCAAATTCGGAACCGACCTGAAGAAGCTGGAGGCGGACAAGCCGGAACAGGAGATCAAGGTATTCTGCGACACGATCTGGGACCGCGGCGAGAAGCGCTGGCGGATGATTATCTGGTCCGATCGGCAGGACGCAATCATCTTCGAGAGCCGCAGCCGGACCTGCCCCTGGCTGACGCCGCGCTATTTCCGCGTGCCCGGTGAAACCTATGGCCGCGGCGTGCTGATGCTCGCCATGCCGACGATCAAGACGGTCAACACCGTGGCGCGGCTGCAGCTGCAGGCGGCCGCCATCGCCATGCTCGGTATCTACACGGCTGTCGACGATGGCGTGTTCAATCCGGATCTGGCGCCCACAGAGCCCGGAGTATTTTGGAAAGTGGCGCGCAATGGCGGCGCGCTCGGGCCGTCCGTCGCGCGTTTTCCCGATCCCCGGCTCGACCTTTCCAGCATGGTGATGAAGGACATGCAGACGGGCGTGAAAAGCACCATGATGGACCAGTCTTTGCCGCCAGACGGGGCGGCGGTGCGCTCGGCCACCGAGATCCTCGAGCGGGTCAAGCGGCTCGCTTCCGACCATCTCGGGGCCTATGGCCGGCTGGTCAAGGAAGTCGTCGTGCCGGCGGTCAAGCGGGTGATCGAGCTCGCCTACAACAAGGGGCTCCTGTCGAGCGAAATCGACATCGACCAGCTGCTCGTGCGCGTTCGTGTGAAATCGCCGATCGCGCTTGCCCGCGAGGCGACTAAGATCCAGCGGATCGTGCAATGGCTGGAAATCGTCGTCTCCATGGCCGGAGCCGTCGGCCAGCCCGGCGTGGCGCGCTACGTCGCGAAGATCGAGGAGGCGCTCACGGATATCGGCAGGCGTCTCGGCGTCGACGAGGCGTTCATCGTCTCGGTCGAGGAACGCGCGAAACTGAAACAGCAGGATCAGGAACAGGCGCTGGCGCTTGCCGCCGCGGGCGCCGCCGGCGCGGCCGCCTGAAGGGAGACGAGATGCAGGATTTCGAGACCATCGTCAGCAGCGCGGCCCGGGGCGGCTGGGACTGGTTCAACCAGATCACAGATCCCGCGACCAGAAAGAAGCTCGATGTCGAACAGGCGCGCAACGAGGAGGAAGCCAAGGCGATCTCGCGTGCCTGGGCCGATTTCGCGGCAAGCCCGGAGGGGCGGAAAGCGCTTGACCGGCTGTTCGACACGACGCTGCGGCGCACGGTCTGGTTCGTCAATCTCAGCGGCGACATGCAGGCGATGGCAGCCTTCGGCTGTTTCCGCGAGGGCCAGAACGCGCTGGCGCAGGAGATCGCCCGTCAGATCGCGATCGGGCGCGGCGAAGCGGCGAAACCAAGAGACACCTGAAAGGAACCATGATGCGAACACTGCTTGAACGATATCGACCGTTTTTCGAAGGAGAGGGAACCGGCGGCGGTGAAGGCGGCGCGGATGACGGCGAGGGCGGTGCACCGGCTTTTGCTGTACCTGAAGGCTTCCCTGACCAGTTCCGGGGCGAGACGGCCGACGAGACGATCGGCAAGCTGTTCGGCGGCTATCAGGAAGTACACACCAGGGCGGAGGGCCTGAGAACCAAGCTTGCGCAGACGCCGGCGGCGCCCGACAGCCCGGACGCCTACACCTTCGAGCCATCGGAAAAGACGAAGCCCTATTTCGGCGACGTCAACAACGACCCGATGTTCGGCATTGCCCGCAAGGCCGCGCACGAGGCTGGCATTTCGCAGGAAGGATTCTCGAATTTTCTGGAAGCCGTCTATGGCGGCGCGATCGAGGGCGGATTGCTGAACGAACCCTACAGCGCCGAAAAGCAGGTGAATTCCTACATGGAAGCCGCCGGTCTCGACAGCAAGGCGGCGAGTGAAGCGCTGACGAACAGCCTCGCCTTCGCCAAGGGGCTGGGCGAACAGCTCAAGGGCGTTCCGGACGCCATGAAAGATCAGGTGTCGGCGACGCTGCTGGATCTCACCAACACGGCCGCTGGCAACTTCCTGCTGCAGGGCCTATCGGCGCGGCTGCAGGAAAACGGAATCCGCATCAGCGGCGAGGGCGGTCAGCAGGGCGCGCTGACGAAAGACGACCTGAAGAAGCTCGACAGCGACCCGCGCATCGACCCGCGCAACCGCGAGCACCCGGATCGGGATAAGCGTTATGACGAGGATCTGCGGAAGCGTTATGATGCGGCCTATGCGCATCATTTTTGAAAGTTGGCGAATGGATGCATGTTGGAGGTCGACTCCACTATTATTGTGATTATGACGGTTTTTTAATCGAGGCGTAATAAATTCCAATACAAAAAGTTCAACTGTTCAATCTGCTACATTATAGTAACTTTCACCGTCCGCTACTACTAGGTACTAGCCATTATTTCCCAATTCATACTTCGAGCATCATAATAGCAATTAGCTTTGCAACTTCAACTTGCTGAATGATTATATGTCGTTTAGTTGGCTAGAGGTATGATAGCAAAGTTCGAAAGATCATTGCATGGCGCCAATGTCGCCGCTTCGATTGCCACTGTGGTCACCACTTTCGCGGATTTGACACTAGCTGGCGGTGCGGCGACGCTCATCGGTGGCGCACTTTCTGTTTCTGCGTTGGTCGGAAGCGCTCAGCGCGGCCAGAAGGACATAACCAGGCAAATCGCAATCGGTCTTATAGACTTCCTTGATAACAACCACATTACTCAGGATCGCAAGAGGATACTCGCGCAGACTCTGACCGCCTACATTCCCTCTGATCAGGATTTGGCGGCAGGCAGTATGAACGCCACAAAAATTGCAGCAACTATGCGCGATCGAATTATAGCGCAGGCGGTGGACCCTGAGCACAAGACTACCGTCGCGCTCGCCGATTACGAAAGAACCTTAACCGCTATGCTTAATCCGGTTCTGCGACCTGACTCACTGAATGAGGCTATAATGCAGGAACTGTTGGCGCGGTCGGAAGTGACGGGAGAAGCGCAACGGCTCCGCGATGTCGGAATAACCGAAGAGACGATTATCGAGCTGGCACGAGGCATCACATCGGACACCTCCGATCTGCACCATGCTTGGCGTGCTCTACAAACTTCGTTGAATACTGCCATTGAACAAAAGCAGCGCCTCGAACCAAAAGCGGCTGATTACACACGACAATTCAGCGAACTCGTCGCTGAACTTAAACGGCAAAGCAACCTGCCACATGAAGTTCAGAAGGCACGGGCAGAAGCAAGAGCCGCTGTAGACGCGAAAGCATATGACGAGGCCAGAAAAAAGCTGACCGAGGTTGTCGCCATGACTCGCAACACTGCGGAACATGCCAATCTCGAATATGCAAGATCGCTGGCCGCTTTGGGTGCCCTTGCATTTACCGAGGAGGATTTCACGGAAGCACGGCTTCAATACCATAAGGCGATGAATTTGTTGGGTCTGGAGGAAAATCGGCAATCCCATTATCGCAATTCCTACCGAATCGCGAGCAGTGCTTTGATCGCTAGACATCTCAACTATGACGAAGGCCGCGGCGTGCTGGACGAGATGGTTGAGGCGGGCGTCACTCCAGACGAGGTCACGTACAATACCCTCATCAATCTGGCGCCGACATATGACGAAGGCCGCGGCGTGCTGGACGAGATGGTTGAGGCGGGCGTCACTCCAGACGAG